TTAGTATTAGGAGATGAAGAAAGTGATTTTAACTTTGGAACTATTAGCTCAGATTATTTTTACGTAATAACAGTAGATAGAGCAAGATATAAAGAAAAATTACTTCCTGGAACTTTAGATTTAAAATTACATGTTTCTTCAAGCGGAGCTGAAGTAAACTTAACAGATAACAGCCGTATTGTGACTACTACCACCTTTAACGACGCTGGTAGAGTATACGACATAGTATCTGGTGCTGCAGGAGTAGTTTACTCAGGTTCACAAGCCAACGGATATACCAACGGCTCTGGATCGTATGGTAAGTTCTTACCGGATATTGGAGTTCTTTTAATTAACGGGAAAGCACTTGACGGAAATGTATCGGATGGTGGATTAGCTCTAAATACATTAAGAAACTCAAATAGTGCAGATTTAAATATACAAAGATTTTACTCACTACTTAACCTTAGTGGTAGCTTTACATTACAGTGTGAAGAAACAATTACATCTAACTTTGTATTTGTTAGAGTTAGAAACTCAGAATTCAACTACTCTACTAATCCATCATTAATTACAGGTTCAGGAGAATTGAGACATAATGTTATGATTGACTCACCTCAATCTTATGTTACTGCTGTAGGGTTATACAACGATAATAACGATCTATTAGCTGTTGCTAAACTCTCTCGACCACTATTAAAAGATTTTACAAAAGAAAGTTTAGTTAGAATTAAGCTTGACTATTAATGAATGAGTGCATTCAAACAATTAACACGCCAAGACGTCTATATAACAGACTACCTTGCTAAGAAGCAATGGTATGCAACTGGTAGTGCCTTAACTTCGTACAAAATTGAAACCCTAAGAGGGTTTTCAGGCTCTACACCCGGATATCCATATCCAACAGACTATCGGAATCACAGGTATCAAAAACTCGTGTATGATAGTATTGCAACAAGTTTTTATAGATTAGCTTCTGGCTCTATTTCGGGCTCTACCATATACACAGGTTCTTATGATATAGATTTTCAAACCTCTTTAGACCTATCAGGTTCAAGAACAATAAGAAATGAAGTCGGGGTATTATCTATTCCGGTTGATGTAGCTGGACTCGGAATAGAACCCGGCACGTTTAAAGTAGAGCCTGTATTTGAAGCTATTGATAAGTATATGGAAGATAGCTACTCTGTAGATTCCTATACTGGAGAAAATTTATTTGTTGAAGATATAAAGTACTGGTATAACTCTAATCCAATAGATGAAGATACATATGTAGAAGATGAAGGAGATTATATAGATGAAGAAACCATTGGTGAATATATAGACGTACGTACTGACCAGCAAAGATGGGAACTGATAGATGACTTTGAAGGTAGGTTAGTTGTTTCTGGATCAGAAAGTTCGTATACTGGTAATGAAAAGTATGTTGGTGATATAATTTACAACAAAGGATTAGCAATAATTACTGATCCAATAGTAGCGAGATATTATTCAACATATTCGAGACATAACTTGAGATGGAAATCAAAACAACCTATTTATACATATAACATTAATTGCACAGTAAGGGAGTCTGAGTTCAATTTTACTTATAACCCTTCTGCAGTTACCGGCTCACAGAGCTACATACAGTCTAACATTAGTGATAATAATTTTAGACCTTATATTACAACAGTAGGGCTTTATAATAACGCTCACGAGTTGTTAGCAGTAGCGAAGTTAAATAGACCGGTACCGAGATCTAATAATGTAGATATGACATTTGTTATAAAATTTGACGTATAATGGCGATAACGTTTAGAGCAGAAAAAGGGACAGCATTAACATACACTGAAATGGATCAGAATTTTGGTTCATTCCTGTATTCAAGCTCACTATCTGGTAATGGACAGAATATTACATTTTATTATGCAGCAAGTCCTGCTGTACCTATTAATTCTGGTTCTGTTTCATACTCATTAATAAGAGGACTGCAGAATGCAGGTTCAGACAGAAGAGTAGCATTATTCTCGGGTTCCTCCACTATCATTACTGAGCAGGGTGTAGTTATAGATGATAGCGGCAGCTTAGGTGTAGGAGTATCAGAAAGTAGCTTACCTCTTAGTTATAAATTAGATGTTTCAGGTAGTATTAGAACAACTGGAACTCTTCTACAAACCTCTGATGAAAGATTAAAAACAGATATTTTACCTATAGATAACGCACTTAGTAGAGTTAGTGCTATAGATGGAGTATATTTTAAATGGAATAATAGCGAGGAGAGACAGATAGGAGTTATAGCACAAAATGTCAACACAGTTCTGCCTGAAGTAGTTTCTACAGATAATTCAGGTTATTATAATGTAAATTACTCAGGTATTGTCCCTCTTCTACTTGAAGCTGTAAAAGAGCAGAACAGTATTATAATGGACTTAGAAGAAAGAATATCTAAATTAGAAAAGAAATAAAATGGCTATCATCCTAAGAGGTAATAAAGGATCTGCTTTAACGCATACTGAGTTAGATAATAACTTCAGAGAATTCTTTTATTCTGCATCCTCTAACGATTCTGAGATTAGACTTTATAGATCTCGCTCTTTAGATGCTTATGAGAGCATAAGATTTACATCTCCAAACGGACAGAACTACTATATTCAAATAAAATCTGGATCAGGCCTTTCAGGATCATCAGCACTATTCACCGGAAGTGGTAACTTTAAATATGATTTCGATAATGATATTTTTTCCGTAACCGGTTCATCAAACTTTCTTGGTAATGTAACAATAGACGGCACACTGACAGCAACACAGTTACAAATTGTTACATCCTCTATAATCTATGAAACAGGATCTACACTATTTGGAGATTCAGCTAACGATACCCACACCTTTACAGGAAGTTTAAGAGTTTCTAATGGCATAACAGGTTCATTAAGTTTTAACAATCTTAATGACGTACCTATCTTTATATCTGGAGCAGGACAAATTGCATCTGAAATCTCAGGATCTATTACTTCTTTTTCAAGCTCTGCAACAAGCAGAATAAAAGCGTTAGAAGAATATACAGCTTCACTTGACGATACATATGCTACCGATGCTGAGTTAAATTTTGCTACTGCGTCATTAAGTAGTTCAATCGCTTCAAGCATTACAGCTAACTCACAGTCTACAGCTACTACGATAACTAACCTATCAAGCTCAGTAGCTTCCACATACTTAAAGAAAACTACAGACACCCTTACTGGAAACTTAACAGTTACCTCTAATCTAACAGTTGGAGGAACCATAACAGCTCAAACGTTTAATACACAGTTAGTATCTGCATCAATATTATTTCAATCAGGGTCAACAAAGTTTGGTAATTCACCTGATGATATTCATGCATTTACTGGTTCTGTTAAAGTACAAGGACCTTTATCTATAGCTGGAATATCAGATGTATCAGCATCTATTGCTGGAGCAATAGTATCAGGGAGCCAAGTATCTATTAGTAACAATGCTAATAACAGACTTTTAACTTCAACTGGGACTCAAACACTTAATGGTGAAGCTAATTTAACTTTTGACGGAGATATTCTCGATATTAACGGTACTCAAATTAAGAAATTCACCCCAGCAGATACCGGGCTTGTTAGTTTAATAGGAGGAACCCCTTCAGGTTCATTGATAGAAACAGTAGACGGAGGACATTTTGTTATAGGATTGAGAGATGATGCAGCGCAAGATTCTTTTGTTGTAGTATCTGGGCAAGGTAATTATTATTATGATTCTACCTACGATAAAGTTGCAATTAGAGTATCTGGCTCTGGTGATACTTACGTTGGTGGAACATTTACTGCTGCTAATAATTCTACTATAAACGGTAGTTTAACTGTTAATGGTTCAATTACCTCTACAGGAAATATTACAGCTTTTTACTCATCTGATGAGAGACTAAAAGATAACATTACACCTATTACAAATGCTTTACAGAAAGTAAATGAGATAGGAGGATATGAATTTGATTGGAATAATGACTCTGAAGAAACCGGACACGATGTAGGTGTAATAGCTCAAGAGATAGAAAAAGTACTCCCAGAAATAGTTGTTACAAGAGATAATGGCTACAAAGCAGTACGTTATGAAAAAATTGTCGCGTTATTAATAGAAGCTGTTAAAGAACAGCAGTTACAAATTAATGAGCTTAAGTCTAAGCTTTAGCGACGAAAACCAAAACATATGGATATGACTAACCCTACCTGGACTTTCCAGGGTAGGATCTTCAATAACATTAATGACTTTCCAGAAGATACTTATGGATTCATCTATGAGGTGCACCATAAACCTACCGGCCAAAAGTATATTGGTAAAAAAGTCCTACGCTTTGAGCGTAACAAAAGACTCGGTAAACGAGCACTTGAAGCTTTACGTGAAGAACGAAAAGCGCAAGGAATAGGGGGAAGGCCTCCTCTCAAACAGTTAGTAATAACAGAATCAGATTGGAAAGACTACTACGGTTCACACCCTATTATTAAAAAGTTAGTTAGTGAGTCAAAAGATCTTAGAGAAGACTTTGAACGTAGAATATTAGATTTTGTACCTAATAAGAAGCTTTTAACGTATTATGAGTGTAAGCACCTATTTATAAATGACGTCCTTGAAACACGTAGTCATCAATTTATAAATGACAATATATTAGGAAAATTTTATAGAAAAGACTTTACAAATGATTAAACTAAAAGACATTATCGGATACCCATCGCTACAGTACCATGTAGACAACGGTCTCTCTTTACATGAGCATGTCTACCGTTATTCCTCTGAAGCCTTTGTTAATCTATTTGCTGAAGCAAGAGAAGCTTGGAGAGATGGGTATATTACATTAAATGAAGAAGATGAAAAGCTTTTAGAAACAACCGATATCGGAGAATACGGAGAATACAACGGTATGAAAGTACCTTTAGATCTTCCAATGGTATCGACAAAATATAATCCACTATTCGAAGTTGGCGCTCTAATTGATGAGATGATTGAGAACGAGGATACAATTGACGAAGCAGCTTCTATCGAAGAAATGATAGACTTTGATATGATCAAAGAGCTTGTAGAGTCAATCGGAGGCCAAATCGATATGGACAAATTTAGAAAGGCAGTTAGACTTAACAACGAATCATTTGATTATAATGGATTTGATCTATTAAAAGCTTCAGTTGGATATATGAACGAAGCCGAATATCAAGGGAAGAAGGTTCAACTTAACAAGCCAAAGCGTGGAGGAAGCAAAAAGTTCTACGTTTATGTTAAATCTCCAAAAGGAAACGTAAAGAAAGTTTCATTCGGAGATACTGGTCTCTCTGTCAAATTTAAACAAAAAGGAGCAAGAGCTTCATTTGCTGCACGTCATAAATGTGCAAGCAAGAAAGATAAAACAAAAGCTGGCTACTGGTCATGTAACATCGGACGTTACTGGAAATCATTAGGCGGTAGTTCTAACTTCTCAGGATACTGGTAATGGCAAGAGGTCAACACTCATCCCCGCAGACAACTAAATATCCAAAACGTAGGAAGTCCCAAAAAAAATTATTATCTTTAATAGAGAATAATAATAAGGTTTTAAGACAACTACATGCGTCCTTATAAGGAAGAACAACAAGACGGTTATATTATAAGAGAGTTCTCTGAAAATACTCCCTCATTTGAATTTGTATGGCATCGTGATAAGGAGGATAGGTATATACAGCCTACCCACGATACTGACTGGCTCTTTCAGTTAGATAATGATATTCCACGTAAATTACAAAATACTAAACTATTTATACCAAAAGAGACCTATCACCGTCTCATAAAAGGTACAGGTGATTTAACTGTTAAAATTTTTAAATTATGAAATGCGATTGTAAAGTTTGTAACTGTGGAGATACATGCGACTGCTCTTGCTGTGATTGTTAAATAGATGGCAAAAGGATTAACCTTAGGTAATTACATAGATAGACCTAAAAAGAAGAGACCAGGCAGACATGCTAAGTCTAAAACATCAAAATTAAAAAGTTCTAAGAACTATAAAAAGATATACGTAGGACAAGGAAAATGAAACTTAAGAATATCATACTAACGGAAGACTTTCTCAAATACAGGGAAGAAGCAAAAAAGCTTGAGAGAGAATTAAGAGATACCTATAATAGAGAAGACATCTTTGTAGATATGGGTGCTTATGCCGGTGGTAGATCAGAAGATGATCCTCTTAAAGATAAAGGATATGGAAAAGTTTCTTTCAGAACAAAAAGTGAAGTTGATCCTGCTGAATGGAAAAATCTTAAAAACTTTTTAGAAGCTAAAGGTTTTGAAATAACTAATGAATCTAATTACTACGATGTAGATATAGACGATGATAGAGAATTCTTCCCTGATATTAAATTCCAATTCAATATATGAAATTATCAAAAATCATATTAGAAAATAAAAGAGTTATTGAACGCTCTGAATTACAACTATCCTCAGAGGACGTACAAAAGTTATCTGAAGCTATTGCTACTAAATTACAAGAATATTTAGATATAGAAAATAAAAATATATTATATAAATCTATATCTTCTGCAATCAACGAACTTATAACAAATACTGAAAAGTAGTTGCTCTTTCAATAAAAAGTTCTTATCTTATCTATTAAGATACGGACTGGTTATATGGATTATACTTTCCTTTTAGGATCTATAGAAAATATCTTAGGTAAGAGTCATAAAAGAGCAAGAGATAATTATGCTTTTCATTGCCCTTTTTGTAATCATCGCAAACCTAAGTTAGAAATTAACATGGCTACCAACGAGGAAGGTAAGAACTTCTGGGAATGTTGGGTTTGTCAAACTCGAGGTCAATCTATACGTTCTCTACTTAAGCAATTAAAAACTCCAAGAGAAGCAGCTGCTGAAATACTAAAGTACCTTCCTAAAGGTACAGCAATAGAATATAAAGGACTATCTATAATAGAACTCCCGAAAGAGTATCAACCGCTATATTCGGCTTCTACTACCTCGGTTGTTGCTAACTTAGTTAAAAAATATCTATATGAACGAGGACTTTCCGATAATGATTTTATTAAATATGGGATTGGATACGCAACAACTGGAGAATATGGAGGACGAGTTATTATCCCAAGTTATT